AAGGTGAAGAAATAGAATCAGATAGTTTATTGAATAGAAGAGAAAATTACGACCATGAAACTATACCTGAAAATGTTTTAGTTCTAACTTGCGGAATTGATTGCCAGTCAGATAGATTAGAAGCACAAGTTGTCGGTTGGAGTGCTGATAATCAAGTATATGTAATTGAATACAAAATCTTTTGGGGTGATCCTAACCAATTAGAAGTATGGAAAGAACTAGATGAATATTTATTATCATCATTTACCAAAGAAAATAATCATAAATTAAAAATAGCAATCACTTGTATTGATTCAGGTTATGCCACACAAAGTGTTTATGGTTTTGTAAAACCAAGACAAGGCAGAAGAGTATTTGCTGTCAAAGGTCAAAGCATAAGTGGTAAACCAATTGCCAATCGACCAACACAATCAGGCAGACAAAGAGTAAGCCTTTATCCAATCGGAACTGATACTGCTAAAGATACTTTGTTTAGTTGGTTAAATGTTGCAGAAGAAGATCAAGCTGGATATATTCATTTTCCAAGTACAGTTGATGAAGAATATTTTAAACAACTAACAGCAGAGAAAAGAATTGTCAAGTTTCATCGTGGACAAAAGAAATTGGTTTGGAAACAAACAAGAGAAAGAAATGAAGCATTGGATTGTTTTGTTTATGCTTTAGCTGGATTTTATATTCTTTCTCCAAACCTAAATAAAATAAAAACCAAAAGCGAATCAAAAGAAGCACAACCAAAACAAGAGAAAAGAAAGAATTTAATTAATCGCAGAAGAAGAAATACTTGGGTAAATGATTGGTAAAAAAAAGCCACCTAGGTAGGTGGCTTTCTTCTAAGGGGAGAATTAATTTATTGCTTGATTTAAATTTTCACTTACAGCATCAGCTACTCTTTTTTGTATATAGTCTTTGACAATTTCTCCAGTTTGGTTATTAAAGACTTGATAATATCTATCTTTCCAAATACCACGCTGTTTATAAACTATTTTTACTTGATACATAATTCTCTCCTTATGTTTTGTTTAGCAACTTTTCTTGAACCTTTACTTCCACGCCTTTTAGATATTTTGGCAAATTTTGGTGTATAGCCACCTGTAGTTCTACCCCAAGTCTGTGCTTTTTTTCTACCTACTTTCATTTCTAACGATGATTTCATGTTTTTTTCTCCTTAGTTGTTAATTACAAAAGTAATATTGAACTATTTTTACAATAATTACAACTATTATTTGCAAATAAATTAAATTAATTTTATTTATCTTTTAATGATAAAATGCTTTTTAATTCTATCTTTTTAGAAGAAATTTTTGTATTTAAAGTATGTCCAACGCATTTGACAGAACCAATTATCCAACACAAGAACCTGACACTATTGTAGTGGGCGATAGATTATTGTGGCGAAGGGATGATTTAGCTGATGAATATCCTACATCTGCTTATGCACTTACTTATGAATTTCACGAAGATTCAGGCGGTGGTGGCTCACATAAATTTACTATAACTGCTACCGAAGCTGATGATACTTATTTTGTTGAAGTAGCATCTTCAACCACAGCAAGTTATGCCGATGGCGATTATATCTGGAACGCTTTTATTACTAGGACATCCGATTCACAAAGAATAAGAGTTGATACAGGCAGAAGCACAGTTGTAAAGAACTTAGCTAATACCAATGCAGATTTAAGAAGTCACGCAAAAAAAGTATTAGATAATATTGAAGCTGTATTAGAAAACAGAGCATCAATAGATCAATCTTCTTTTTCCATAGCTGGTCGTTCTTTATCAAGAATGTCTATAGATGAATTATTAACTTTCAGAGATAGATACCACGCTGAATATTTGGAAGAAATTAAAAAGGCTAGAATCAAAAATAAACAAAGGTCAGGTAATACAATAGAGGTTAAATTCTAATGGCTTGGTACGATAGATTTACAAGAAAACCAAAAAGAAGAAAAACATTTAATGTTAGAAAATATAATGGTGCAAGTACAGGCAGATTATTTTCTGATTTTTTACAAACTTCTACATCTGCTGATGAAGAAATAAAAACTAATCTCAGACTGCTTAGAGATAGGTCAAGAGATTTAGCAAGAAATGATAGTTATGTGCAAAGATATTTAAATCTTATGCAATCAAATGTTGTTGGCAACAATGGTATTCGTTTATCAATGAAAGCAAGAAACGATGATGGCAGTTTGGATTTAGTAGCAAATAGAATTATTGAACAAAAATGGCATCAATGGTGTAGGCTTGGCAATTGTACAACCAATGGCAGATTAACATTTATAGACTGTCAAAAATTATTTATTGAATCTTTAGCAAGGGATGGTGAAGTGTTAGTTCGTCATGTCAAATCGAGAGATTCAGAGTTTGGTTATCAGATAGAGTTTTTGGAAGCAGACCATTTAGACGAAACTAAAAATGATAATGCAGAAAAGGGCGGTAATAAAATTAAAATGGGAGTTGAATTAAATGCAAAAAACAAACCTGTTGCCTACCATCTTTTTGCTAATCACCCATTTGATAATCAATTCTATGCAAATCAAAAACACATCAGAGTTAATGCAGATGAAATGATTCATGCTTACATACCTAACAGACCTGAACAAAATAGAGGTGTACCATTTACTTCGTCAGCGATGGCAAACATAAAATTATTAAATGGTTATTTAGAAGCTGAAATAGTTTCTGCAAGAGTATCAGCAAGTAAAATGGGTTTCTTTGTTTCTCCTGATGGTGATGGCTATGTGGGTGATGGTGAAGATGAAGAATATGTTCCAATAATGAACGCTGAAGCTGGAACATTTGAGCAACTACCAGCAGGTATGGATTTCAAGGCTTTTGATCCTGACCACCCAACATCAGCTTTTGAATCATTTAGCACTCAGGTTTTAAGAAGCATTGCTTCTGGTTTAAACATTTCTTATCACGCTTTAACGAACGACCTAAGTTCAGTAAATTACAGTTCATTAAGGGCAGGTGCATTAGAAGATAGAGAAATGTACAGACTATATCAAAGATTTACCATTGACCATTTCGTTAGACCTGTTTTTGAAAAATGGTTAGAGATGTCAATATCAAGTGGTGCTATCTCAACATCTCCAAGTACCAACCAACCTTTGCCAATGAGCAGATACGATAAGTTTGCTAATTCAGCAAACTTTATACCAAGAAGTTTTTCATGGGTAGATCCACAAAAAGAAATGATGGCTTCAATAAGTGGTATGCAGTCAGGTCTAGTAACATTTCAAGATGTTCAAGCAAACTATGGTAGGGATGTTGAGGAGTTATTTGAACAACATGAAAGGGAACAAAAGTTGGCAGAACAATATGGTGTCAAAACAGCATTCCAACCTTTTGGAATGAAAATACCTGTTGAAGCTGATATTCAAGGTGGGAACGATGAGTAAACACGATTTAACAGATTTCCCAACCAAAGGTGAAGATAAAAAAATATCTTTACGAAATTCAAATTATCCACAATTTGATTATGGTTTCATTGCTGGTGTCAAAGAAAATGACCCAGATATTTACAAAGCTGGTGGCAACATTAGAGGTAATGAAGCATTTAATTTATGGACTAAAGCAAGAGACGGTGAAGAAACAGAAGGAGTGCTTTCTTGGATTAAAGAAAGAGAAGCATGGGTTGCAAGACATTTTGAAGATGGTAGCCAATTTAAATCTGGTGAAAAAAAAGCCAGACCATCAAATATTGCAGGTGTCATAGCACAAATGAAGTGGGGAGTTATAGGAACATTAGGTGAACAAAGAATGAAAGATGTAGTTTTAGAAGCTATCAAATATGTAGAACAAAAAGAATCTGGTTCAGCTAGTCAAGCACAACAAGATAGACAAATATCTGCAAAAACAGAAAAAGCATTAGAAAATAAAGTAAAAGAACATAATGAAGAAGTTAATAATGTAGCTTCAAAAAGAACAACACTTGGCACATTAAAAAAAGTCTATGACAGAGGTATTGGTGCATACAATACAAATCCTGCTTCAGTTAGACCAAATGTCAGTTCACCTGCCCAATGGGCGATGAGCCGTGTGAATAGTTTCCTTTTCGCTTTGCGAAATGGAAGATTTCAGGGTGGCAAACATGACCAAGATTTGCTTCCTGAAGGACACCCTTTATCAACCAAAAACAAAGAGGATAAATCTATGGAATATAAAGAAAATAGACATATCCTTAATGTGGAAGAAACAGATGATACTTATGTTGTATCATTTGCGAAGCATGAGGGTATGATGGAAAGTATGGAAGATGAGGACAAAGAAATGATGGAATCTCGTCCATACCATGATGAAGAAAAAGATGAAGATGAAGAAGAAAGACTAGATAAGTCCGATATTGTCTATCGAACTCTAGACCTTTCCAGAGCATCACACATCGATGAAGAAAACAGAAGAGTGAGAATCGGAGTCAGTTCCGAAGAACCTGTTGAAAGAGATTTTGGCATGGAGATAATTTCACATTCTGAAGAGGACATTGACACTAGCTTTATTGGTAGTGGCAGAAGTCCTTTACTACTTGACCATGACATGACAAAACAAATTGGAGTGGTCGAAAGATATGAAATAAATTCTTCTGAAAAAAGTGCAAAGGCAGTAGTTCGCTTTGGTCGAGGTGAATTGGCAGAAGAAATATTTCAAGATGTCAAAGATGGTATTCGTCAAAATATCAGTGTTGGCTACAAAATAAACGGCATGGAACGAATGAGGGAAATGGAAGATGATAAGCCTATGTACAGAGTGCAAACGACACCATTAGAGGTGTCAGTTGTTTCTGTACCAGCAGACCAATCTATGCAAGTAGGAGTAGGTCGTTCTAAAGATAAACAAACAACCATAAAGGTAAAAACAATGACTGAAGAAGTTAAAAATGAAATAAACCTTGATGAAGTTAGAGAACAATCTGTTGCTGAAGCTAAAGCTGAATTCGTAAGAAATTCTAAAGAAATTATGGATTTAGCTGTTAGACATAACAGAAGGGATCTAGCTGACAAGGCAATTCAAGATGGCAACTCAGTAGAAGAATTTAGAGGTATTTTGTTAGAAAATATAGCAACTGACAAACCTTTAGAAACTGCTGAAATTGGCATGAGTAAAAAGCAAGTCCGTCAGTTTTCGATTATGAAAGCAATTAATGCTCTAGCAAATCCTACTGACAGAAAAGCACAAAGGGATGCAGAATTTGAATTTGAATGTTCAGAAGAAGCATCTAAACACTATGGCAGAACTGCACAAGGTATAATGTTACCGCCTGAAGTTATGGCTAATTGGAACACAAGGGATTTAAATGCTTCCGATGATGCTGGACTTATAGGGCAAGACTTTAGACCTGAAAGTTTTATTGATGTACTTAGAAATGCATCTGCTGTAATGCCATTAGCTACAAATCTAAATGGACTATCAGGCGATGTAAAAATTCCTAAAAAAACATCTTCTGCTTCTGCTTCATTTATTAGTTCAGAAGGTGGTGCATCAGGTGAGTCTGAAATGGTAATTGGTTCTGTAACCATGACACCTAAGACTCTCGGAGTGCATACTGATATAACTCGTCAATTGATGCTTCAATCATCTTTAGATGTTGAAAATTTAGTTCGTGACGATTTAGCAAAATCAATGGCAATTGCAATTGATGATGGTGCTTTAGAAGGTAGTGGTTCAAGTGGAAATCCTACAGGTATCACTAACACTTCAGGTATCAATACTGTTTCCTTGAGTAGTGCATCTGCACCAACTTTTGCAGAAATGGTATCTATTGAAACTGCTGTAGCTGTAGATAATGCTTTAGTAGGCGATTTAGCTTATATCATTAACCCTACAAACTTTGGAACTTTGAAAACAACTGCTAAAGATTCTGGTAGTGGTTTATTTGTTGCGGAGAACAATCAGGTTAATGGTTATCCTGTAGTGGTATCAAATCAATTAACTGCAAACAACTATGTATTTGGAAACTTCAACGACCTATTAATAGGTTTCTTTGGCGGTTTAGATATTGTAGTTGATCCTTTTACTAATAGTACTTCAGGTACAGTAAGAGTGGTTGCATTGCAATCAGTTGATGTTGCTGTAAGACACGCAGTATCATTCTGTAACGCAAGTTAATAGATGGTCTTAACAACTGAAAAGGCAGTAGGGGTCTTCTCTACTGCCCTTTCAAAAAAGAAGGAAAGTAAAATGAAAATTTTAATTCTTAGAGATACAATGGCTTCTGGTAAAAAAGTTTCTGCTGGTGATGTTATTGAATTAGATAACGATACCGCTAACACTTTAATAAGTTATGGCAAGGCAGAAATATCACAAGGCAAAGTATCTGAAAAAAAAGATAGAAGCGTAGGTTTAGAAAAATCAGAAGTCAAAGTTAAAAAAAGAAAAGGCAAATAAATGGCTTTAGAATTTGATGCTGATTTTGATGGCTACTTTGACGCTTCATTTGGACATGGTGTTTCTGCTACATATACTCCATCAGGCGGTTCTGCTTCTACTATCAAGGTAATTCTCGAAGATGAATATTTATCAGTAGATGGTCTGACTGTTGGTGTCGAAAGCAGTACACCTGTCGCATATTGCAAAACTAAAGATGTATCTTCTGCAAGTCATGGAGATTCGTTGGCTTTTTCAGCACAAACCGATTTAGATGGTAACACTATCAAA